GGATGCGAAGGCTTACGCAATGGCATACGCTAAAAACTATGCACCGCCACAGATAGCTTGCGGTGTTGTTATTGATGGTAAATTACCGATTATAATTAAAATGCAGTAAAATATATATTTAACTATATGAAATGGAAATTTGAAAACATAGACGTTATATTCACTTGTCATGAAGATGACTTTGAACGCACAAGTAATTATTCACGAAATAAACTAAAAACAGATGATAGAATTATTATTATTGACGGCGCTAATATCGATGGGAACGATAGCACTCATACTGAATCCGATATATGCGAAAGTAGTGAAGATATTGTCAATACTGACAAACATAAACCTAGAAGGAAAGCCACTAAAGTGTCCGACGTGCCTACCGTTTTGGATAACGATGATAGTATTGATAATTAATGGAGCTTCGATATTTAATATTGTTTTGTTTAGTTTTGTCGCTAGTTATCTTGGTGAGTTGTTATTCAAAAGATTAACTACATGAGAAAGGTAATTAAACTGAATATTTATGATTGTAAGGTAAATTTTATCCTATCATTAGATATCAATAAAGACATTAAGAGGATATCCACAAAGAATAAACAACCTTTTATATTAGATAGTGAAGTTGAAGGCATTGTTTTTTACTTTAATTTAAGTGAATACTTCATATTGATTAACGATGATTATTTAACCCATAATACATTGGCCCATGAGATTTATCATTTAGTTATCAAAGTAACCGAACCGAGAGATATAACAGATGAAGAAGCTCAAGCGTGGCTTTGTGGAAAGCTAACTCAAGAAATATATAAATTTTTAGAAACAAACAAAGTAGAAATTAAATGACAATGGTAATCACACAGGAAGATAAGGATATATTATTAGAGAATAGGAAGATTATTCTTGACATAACGCACGGATATAAGATGGACGAATTAAAGGTATTATATGAGGTACATAATCGAATATATAAGACTAATAAGAGTCCAAACGGGTGCGGTTCATGTATTAGAAGCGTTATGATTTCGTTACAAAAAGCATTGTCTAAAGTATTATGAAAATAAAATTAAACCCGAACAATCCTCGAATAATTAAGGATGACAAATTTAAAAAGTTAGTTCAATCAATAAAGGACTTTCCCGAAATGCTTGACATCAGACCTATCGTAGTCAATAAGGATGGGATTATTTTAGGCGGTAATATGCGATTTAAAGCGTGCTTAGAAGCTGGGATAAAAGAACCGCCATATAAGGTAGTTGACTTAACAGAAGAACAGCAAAAGGAATTTCTTATCAAAGATAATGTTAGTGGCGGAGAATGGGATTGGGATGCGCTTGCAAGTGAATGGGATGTTGAGCAATTAGATAGCTGGGGATTGGATATGCCTAGTGTAGAGGTTAAAGAATTAGAAGCTGAGGAAGATGACTTTGATGCACCCGAGTGCGGTATTGAAACGGATATAGTATTAGGTGATTTGTTTGAGATTGGTGAGCATCGATTGTTGTGTGGGGATAGTACGGATAGCGACCAAGTGGCAAAGCTAATGAACGGAGAAAAGGCTGATATTTGTTTAAGCGACCCACCTTACGGAATTTCTGCAATAGAAAAAAATTCAAGGATGAAACAATTAGGATGGGAGCAATATGAAAATGATAGCGATATTAATACAGCCGTTGATGCTTTTAATTTAGCATTTTCAATATGCGATAAATTAGTTTTTTGGGGTGCTAATCATTATGCAAATAAATTGCCAAATGTTGGCGGTTGGTTAATATGGGATAAACAAGATGGGAAAGATACAACCACTTATTCAATGGGCGAATTAGCTTGGACAAATATTTTAAACAATGTACAAATCTTTAAACACATTTGGGATGGTTTTAGAAAAGATAGTGAAAAGGGAGAAGCAAGATTACACCCAAGTCAAAAGCCTGTTAAATTGCACGAATGGGTTTTAAATAAAATAGATGCAAATTTAGTGCTTGATTTATTCCTCGGTAGTGGTTCAACAATGGTTGCATCACACCAACTTAAACGCAAATGTTACGGGATGGAATTAGACCCGAAATATTGCCAAGTAATAATTGATAGAATGAAAAAACTAGACCCGAGTTTAGTAATTAAAAAGAACGGGGTTACAATGTAAATACAGAGTATGGAAGGTAAAAACGGAGGTATATTAAAACCATTTGAAAAAGGCGAAAGCGGGAACCCAAACGGGCGCCCGAAAGGTTCAAAGAATCGAAGCACGATTGCACGTAGATGGCTTGAGGTCAATCAGAATTTAAAGAATCCGTTAACGGGAGAAAGTGAAAACATGAGCCAGGAAGATTTGATGACATTAGCTTTAATTAAGAAAGCCCGTGAAGGCGATACGAATGCTTACAAAGCATTGATGGATAGCGGTTATGGCGCACCTATTCAACAAATCGACAATGACATTACCATAAAAGAATTCGACATTAGTAAACTCTATAATGGAGAAGCACAATAGTACATGGAATTTATTAGGTTCAAAGAGTAGATACTTTGTAGTCACGGGCGGTCGTGGCTCGGGTAAGTCATTTGAGGTTGGTAGGTTCATAACGTTATTATCATTCGAGCAAGGTCACAAAATACTATTTACACGGCAAACGATGACCAGTGCGCATCTATCTATCATTCCCGAATTTAAAGAGAAAATAGAGTTACTTAAATTAGAAGACCTATTTAACATCTCAAAGAGTGAGATTAAGAATAAATTATCAAATAGTGAGATATTTTTTAAAGGCTTAAAGACTTCTAGCGGTGACCAAACGGCAAACTTGAAATCTTTGCAAGGCGTAACAACTTGGGTACTAGATGAATCTGAAGAGCTAACAGACGAATCGACATTTGATAAGATTAATCTTTCAATCCGTTCAAACGATAAACAAAACAGGATTATATTAATTCTTAACCCAAGCACGAAAGAGCACTGGATATATAGAAAGTTTTTTGAACAGGAAGGTATTAAAGAAGGCTTTAACGGGACTAAAGGCAATACGACATACATACATACTACCTATGAAGATAACATCAAAAATTTAGGCGTTTCTTTCTTACAAGAGGTTGAGAAAATTAAGATACATAATCCCGACAAATACAATCATGTTATTTTAGGTGGTTGGCTTGACAAAGCAGATGGAGTTGTATTTACAAATTGGGAGTTTGGCACGTTCAATCCGAACTATCTTCAAACTTCATTCGGTATGGACTTTGGTTTCTCGATTGATCCCGATGCATTGGCTGAAGTTGCAATTGATGTGAAAAACAAATTGTTATATGTCAAAGAACACATTTACCAACGTGGATTGAAGACGCATGAGTTGAGTAAGATGCTACTCGAAAAGACAAAAGGCGGTTTGATTATAGCAGATAGTGCCGAGCCTAGATTGATTGATGATTTAAGATTTCAAAAGATAAACATTCAAGCGGTTAAGAAAGGAACTATTGAAAGCGGGATTGTAAGGATGCAAGATTTCAAGATAATAGTTGAGCCGAATAGTACGAATATAGCAAAGGAATTGAACAATTATTGTTATTTGAACAAAGGAAGTAAGCTATATGTGGATAATTGGAATCATATCATAGACGCTATTAGATACAATGTGATATACAACCTTGATAATCCAAGCCGTGGCACTTATGGATTTTACAAAAAAGGTATGTAATTTTACAGATAAATTATATTTATAACCATGCAAGGTAGTATATACGAAATATTAATTAAGGATTTAAAAACATTGTGCTTATCTCATAAGGCGGTTAAGTCTTTCAGAGTAGGTGATATAAGTGCCATCGAGCAACCAACAGGCAACGATGGACCAAACACAAATTCCTATGAATATATTGCGGTTCACTTAGTGCCATCCACGGCGGTAATGAATGGACAATCTACTAAATTCGAGTTTGACATGGTAGTGTTCGACCTTTGCAAAGATGACTTGGAATTACAAGTAATAACACAATCACAATGTCTTGAAATTACTCGTGACATAATAAGCAAGTTTAATCTTACCGATTGGGAAGGATTTAGATATAACATTCAACTACCAACGACATCAATGATATTTGATGAATCATTTGTTAACTCCGTGGCTGGTTATACAACACGAATCATTGTAGAAGTAATTAGTCCGTTCACTTTATGCGAAAATCCTTTTAACTAATGGATCCGCAAAAGTTATACATACGACAAGTTACTAAAGCCCTCGAATCACTCGGGCAATC